GAAAAGCTGAGGATGATTCTTTCCCAAGAGCCACATAGAGCTAGAGCAATTGCTGAAGTCTTGATTAGCAAGGCTGAGGAAGGAGAGCCTTGGGCAATTAAAGAGCTAATGGATAGGATTGATGGGAAGGCAGTTCAGGCAACAACTCTTGAAGATGCAAGTGGAAATGTCATCATGCCTCATCTTCAGGTTACATTTGTAAAGCCAGATGGAGCAGGGTGAACTTAATCAAGCTATTAAAAAGGCTGAGTTTCCAGTCAAGCTCCAGTGCCTGTTCCAGCCATCAAGATATAAATGCATCTTTGGCGGGAGGGGGTCAGCAAAGTCATGGTCTGTTGCTAGAGCACTGCTCATCTTGGGTGCAAAGCAAGTCCACAGGATTCTGTGTGCCAGGGAATTTCAGAACTCCATATCTCAATCAGTTCATAAGCTATTAAGTGACCAGATTGTTGAGTTGGGATTAATTGGGTTTTATGAGATTACCCAGAATTCCATCAGAGGGGCAAATGGGACTGAGTTTGCTTTTGTGGGACTAAAGAATAATCCACACAACATCAAGAGCTACGAGGGTTGCACCATTGTCTGGGTAGAGGAAGCTCAGGCAGTCTCAGCAAGGAGCTGGGATATTCTTATTCCTACTATCAGAGCCAAGGACTCAGAAATCTGGATAACCATGAACCCAGAGCTAGAGTCTGATGCTACATACCAGAGATTTATCCTAAATAAGCCTGATAACTGCATAACCCAAAAGGTGAACTGGTCAGATAACCCGTGGTTTCCAGAGGTTTTAGACCATGAAAGAAGGACACTTCAGTCAAGAGACCCAGAGGCTTACAACACTGTTTGGGAAGGACTTTGCAGGCAGACTGTGGATGGAGCTGTGTTTGCTAGGGAAATGCAAATGGCAGAGCTGGAGGAAAGAATCACCAAAGTCAGATATGACCCTACCAAGCCAGTCCATGCTGTGTTTGACCTTGGCTGGGCAGACTCCACAAGTATTTGGTTTGTCCAGTTCATAGCTCAAGAAATCAGATTTATTAGGTACATAGAGGATAGTCAGCAGACTATGAGCCATTACCTAGCACTGATGCAGACCTTTGGCTATGTCTATGACACATTGTGGTTGCCACATGATGCTCAGAACAAAACACTGGCGGCTCAGGGTAGAACCATTGAGGAAATTGTCAGAAATGCTGGATTCAAGACCAAAATAATCCCAAGAACTAGCATTGTAGACTCCATTAATGCCTCCAGAACCATGTTCAGGAACTGTTATTTTGACAGGGATAATTGCTATGATGGCTTGCAATGTCTCAGGCATTACAAATATGAGGTAGACCCAGAGACAAAGGCTTTTAGTAAAAACCCACTCCATGACCAGTATTCACATGGAGCTGATGCTTTCCGCATGGTTGCTTTAGGTGTTCAAGAGACTAGACCAAAAAGACCAAAGCAAGTAAACTATGCACCACCACAATCATGGATGGCACTATAACATGGCACTTGACCCACTAGAAACAGATTATGACCCCATCATAGATGAGGCAAAACAATTCTTGAAGTTTGCTAATGATGCAGACACCATGAACAGACAGGAGGCTTTAGAAGACCTCAAATTTGCAAGTGGGGGCGATCAGTGGCCGGTTGACCTGCAGAATTCAAGAAACTTAGAGTCTAGACCAGTCCTAACCATCAATAAGCTAGATGGCTATTGCAGGCAAGTCACTAACCAGCAAAGACAACAAAGACCCAGAATTAGGGTTCATGCCACAAATACTGTGGAGGACGCTGCAGATGCCAAAGTGATCCAAGGCATGGTCAGGCACATAGAAGTTAACTCCAATGCAGATAATGCCTATGACAATGCTTATAACTATGCAGTCAGAATGGGCTGGGGATATTTAAGGGTTGACCACAGATATGTAAGGGAAGACTCTTTTGACCAAGAACTATTCATTGACCCTATTGATAACCCATTTACAGTTTATTTAGACCCAAATTCAATTGCTGTGGATGGCTCAGACCAAGAAAGATGTTTGATTACATCCATGATGCCAAAATCTGTGTTCAAGGAAATGTATCCAGATGCACAGGACACTTCATTCACATCTAGAGGCACTGGAGATACCCAAAGTGAGTGGATTACTAGGGAAGATATTAGAGTTGCTGAATACTTTTACACAGTTAGAGAGAAAGCCAAGCTCTATTTATTAAGTGATGGCTCTGCTAGATTTGCTGATACTAAGGACTTTTTTGAAAGAATTGGCAAAGCTGGACTAGAAGTAGTGGATGAAAGACCTAGTGTAAAGAAGACAATCAAGTGGAAAAAGCTCACAGCAATTGAGGTGCTGGAGGAGAAGGACTGGCCGGGGTACTACATCCCAATTGTTCCAGTCTATGGCAGGCATGTAGTGATTGGGGATAAGAGAAAGAAATTTGGCATGGTCAGACATGCTAAGGATGCCCAGAGAATGTATAACTTCTGGGTCACATCCATGACTGAGTCTGTGGCATTAGCTCCAAAGGCTAAATGGATCATGGCTGAAGGTCAAGATGAGGGTCATGAGTTGGACTGGGCAAGTGCCAACATTAAGTCAATGGCTACTCTGAGATACAAGCAGACTGATATTGATGGCAACCCAGCTCCTCCTCCAATAAGGATGCAACCAGAGCCTCCTCCTACTGGAATATTGACTGCTGCCCAAGAGATCAATCAGGACATGGCAACCATTATTGGCATCTATGACCCATCACAGCAACTCCCAGGCAATATGTCTGGCAAGGCTTTGAATGGTCAGCAAATGCAAGTGGATTTGACCAATTTTGACCTATATGACAATCTAACCAAGTCAATTGCCCATGTTGGCAAAATACTTTTAGACCTAATTCCCAAGATTTATGACACTGAAAGGGTTATGAGGATTATTGGTGATGATGGAAAACCAGACCTTTTGACCATTAATCAGTTAAGTGCTGTGGGCAGGGTCATGAATGATGTGACTGTAGGGCAATATGATGTAGTCATGGAAACTGGTCCAGGCTACAACAGTAAGAGACAAGAGGCTGTGGATGCCATGATGCCTTTACTTGCCAAGCCTGAGCTATTTAATGTGGCTGGAGACTTGGTGTTCAGGAATATGGACTTCCCAGGGGCTGAGACTATTGCTGATAGGTTGGCGGCTCTGAACCCACTGAGCCAGATTGATGAGCACTCTGACATTCCTCCTCAAGCCCAACTCATGATTAAGCAAGGACAAGCTCAAGTCCAGCAACTCACCCAGCAGTTGCAGGCTTTACAGTTAGCTATGAAGCAAAGACAGGATATTGAGCAAGTTAAGCAACAGGCTGAGACTCAGAGAGAGTTGATGAGGCAGACAACCAAAGCTCATAATACAGAATCTATGCTCCAAGCTAGAGTCCATGATGTAAATACCAAGGCTATAACTAGCCAGAACAGAGTAGAAATTGAGGCAATTTCAGATATGTTATTGCACCACATGGATACTGCCAGATTGGAGAAAGAAATCCAGATGAGAAATCAGGAGCAGTATCAAGCAATTGCACAGGCTGACCAGTCCATTATGCCTAATCAGCAACAATAATTGACAGCCTTATGATTTTGGGTTATATTGCCCACAAACCTTACTGGTGAGGCACACCAGGCAAAATACTTGAGGAAACTCATGAGTGATAGACAAGCAAGTAATGTAATTACTTCAGAAAATTCAGGTGATTTTTATGCTAACAAACTTGGTTTAGCTGATTCCCCTAGTCCTGACCCTGCAGAGACTCCCTCACCAGAGGTTGAGCAACCTGAGCTGACAGAGACAAAAGAGGAACAGAGTTTACCAGAGGCAAAAGAGGAAACCAAACCAGCAGAGGAAGGTGCTAGAAAGCCCAAACTTGAAAAGAGGTTTGATAAAGTCATCAAAGAAAGGGAACTTGCCAGAGCTGAGGCTCAAAAGGAAAGGGAACAAAGAGAGGCTTTAGAAAACAGGCTAAAGGAACTTGAGCAGGCATCCAAGCCACAAGTGGCAGAAAATCCTGATAAAGAACCACAGCCTAGTGACTTTACTGATGTATTTGAGTATGCAAAGGCATTAGCAAAGTACTCTACTGAAAAGGCATTAAAAGATAGAGATGTAGCTGAAAAGCAAAAGCAGGCTCAGGCTGAGAGAGAAAAGATGATGACATCTTGGCAATCTAAGTTAGAGCAAGCAAAGGCAGAGTTGCCAGACTATGATGATATGGTTGCATCTTCAGATGTAGTTGTATCAGACCAAGTTAGGGATGCAATTCTGGAAAGTGATGTAGGACCAAAGATTCTTTATCATCTTGCAGAAAACCCAGAGGTAGCTGAAAAAATCAGTGGCATGTCTTTGATTAGTGCCTTGAGAGAGATTGGGAAATTGGAGGCTAGATTTGAAAAGCCTGCTGAAGCACAAAAGCCTGCTGTGAGAAAGAGCAATGCACCAGCACCAATTAATCCTATTAGAGGGGGTTCTAATGTTGAAGTGCCAATAGATTCAAATGGGAATTTTAATGGTACACCTCAGCAATGGAAAGAACTCAGGAAAGCAGGAAAGATAAGGTAAACAATTTTTTAATCTTAAAAGGAAATCAAAATGGCAAATAATTTGCTAACAATATCCAAGATCACCAATGAAGCGTTGATGGTCCTGGAAAACGAGTTGACATTTTCGTCAGAAGTGGATCGTAACTATGATGACCAGTTCGCTGTGGTCGGGGGCAAGATTGGTAACACAGTCAATGTCCGCAGACCTGGTAGGTTCATTGGTACAACTGGCCCAGCATTGAACGTAGAAGACTTTAACGAGACATCAGTTCCCGTTACATTGTCAACTCAGTTCCACGTTGATACTCAGTTCACCACGCAAGATTTGGCATTGTCTCTGGACATGTTCTCTGACCGTGTATTGAAGCCTGCCGTTAACAGTAGCGGCCTAGTTCATTAAGAATTAGGAAAACTGTCCCTGATTGACTTGGACGGCCTGAGGAGGCTAACAAGGGGCAAGCAAGAGAAATCTGTGCAGCCTGAACGACTAAGTGGGATGGACTCGAAAGAGTATGCGATAGTCTGAACTCCGATATAACCTAAACAAAGTCGGAGAGGGTAGATCGAAGAATCAACCCCGCCAGAAATGGTCAGTAAGGGAAACCTGAAGTAACAGAATGTGCTGCAATTGCAAACAAGATTGACCGTGACGGACTAACAATGGCTGCACTTCAAACTGCAAACATTGTTGGTGTTGCTGGTACTCCTCCAACAGGACTAATCACCTACTTAACAGCTGGTGCTTATCTTGATGCTGAAGGCGCACCAAGAGACGGTCGTCGTGCTTGTATCGTTGAGCCTTTCACATCTGCAACAATTGTTGACAGTTTAAAAGGTTTGTTCATGCCCCAGGAAGCGATTGCAGAGCAGTACAGGAAGGGGCTGATGGGTCGCGACAGCGCGGGCACGAATTGGAAATTGGATCAAAACGTCGTAAGCCAAACCTTTGGTAGCTACAGTGGTAACACATTGTCTGCTGACACTACAGCTCAAGTTGGTTACCTCTCAACTGGTTGGTCACAATACTCCACAATTCAGATCAAGGCATCCACTTCAAGCACATTAAATGCTGGTGATGTAATCCAGATTGCTGGTGTATATGCTACTAACCCACAAAACAGACAGGCTTATGGCTCTGGCAAGTTGCGTAACTTTGTAGTTCAGTCCACAACAACAGTTGGCACTTCAGCTACAAACATCACAGTTGCTCCAGCAGTTATCATTGGTGGTCAGTTCCAAAACTCAATCATCATTGGTTCTACTTCTACTACAGCAGTGGTTACACCTTTCAACAACACTGGAACACTATCACCACAGAATATGCTTTTCCATAGGAATGCATTTACCTTGGCGGTAGCGGATTTGGAGTTGCCAGAGGGAGTCCACTTTGCAGGCAGAGCATCTGACAAAGAAGTTGGACTTTCCATGCGTGTCGTGAGGCAGTACACAATTAACAACGATTCCATCCCCACAAGGCTGGATGTGTTGTATGGTTGGGCACCGCTGTACCAAGAACTTGCTTGCAGAATCGCGGCTTAACCCATTAATTCAAAGGAAACTAAAAAATGAGTAATCCCGGACCAGCAACCACAGTCACAGCACATCCAAGTAATGTCACCACAAATCAGGCTTTGCGTTTGATTGGTGTTGCCAAGGGTGTTAACCTTAATGCTGTGGCTTTCACACCAGTACCAGTTGTTAACTCAACTGCTTATTTGCCCAAAGAAATGATTGTTACCAATGTAAACAATGCAGGCTCTGTAGTTTCATTGTCAACAACAACAGCTCTTGGCATCACAACCACAAATGCTGGATCACCATCTAGCTTGTTTGGTGCTTTGACAACTGCACAAATTTCTGCATTGTCAACAGCAGTTTTAGGCACAGCTTATGTTGACTCTAGCTCAACTAGCTTGGCTTATAACAACCAAACTTTATATGTTGATGTAACAGTTGCCTCTGGAGCAACTGGCACAGGAGATGTATATGTTTATGGCTATGACTTTAGCTAAAAAAGCTAAATAAATTGAAAGGGCTACTCCCAAAAGGGGTAGCTTTTTCTTTTTTAAACAGTACAATTTAATAATCTTAAAGGAAAAATCATGCCCTCAACCACAATATTGCGTGGAAATGTAAATGCATATTTCTTAGCAAATCCCTCACTCACTCCATCAGCAGTAACTGGTACTTCAGCATCACAAACTTTTACAGTTCCTGGTCTTTTGACAACTGATATTACCAATGTTTCATACAATGGTGGTGCTCAAACAGCAGGAATTGCAATTGCAAATGACTATGTTTCTGCTACAAACACTTTGACAATTCAATTTGTGAACACATCTGGGTCTTCAGCAACTCCAGCATCAGGTTCATATTTAATTGAAGTGCTTAGAAGTGATGGTCCAATACCAGTAAATGCAGTCTAATCATGGCAAATACCAGTGTATACAGACCCATAGGTCAAACCTATGCTGTGGCAGTAACAACAACTGCAAGTAGTTCTTTAAGCATTGTCCCAGTTGGCAATGACCAAATTAACTATTGTGCATTTTTGAATACTGGCTCTACACCTATTGCTATTTCAATTGCTCCTTTAAATCCTACTAGCATTACACCTACACCAGCAGTATTGCCTACAGCAGGAAACACTAGCACATCATTTGTGCTTGGTATTTCCATGTCTCAGCCTACTGTGATTGCAGTGCCTGCTAATGGATTTAATTTGAGTGCAGTTGGAACAGCAAATACTTTATATGTAATGCCTGTGGCAGATCAATCATGACAAACCAAGTAGCTTTTACAAATACAACTAACACTGTTCCTGTTACTACTTTCTCTACTCAACCAGTTATAGCAAGTGGATTTGGTACTTCACCCACAATTAAGGGAGTAAGTCCAAATTGTTTTGCTGTGACTGTGGGGGCAGGGGGAGCCGCATCTGGAACACTAACACTCCCTCCAGCTCCAAATGGCTGGATGTGTTTAGCTAATGATGTTACCAGTGGTTCAAGTTTATTTTTGCAACAGACTTTAAGCACTACAACATCAGTAACTGTAACTGGCTATGGAATTACCACTGGACTTGCATCAAATATGTCTGCTGGTGATGTCATTGTCATGACTTGCATTGCATATTAATTATGAGTGCTCCTGCCCTAACATCTGACCAAAATATATTGCCTGTTCAGGCATATTTTAATATTGATGGATCGTTTAACACGTTCATAGGGCAGGGGCATCCTTTTGTTGTTTCTGCAACTGAATCAATTGGTATAAACAATGTAACAACCAATGCTACGTTTTATCCTGTTTTTAGTCCTGTTAGTAGTGGACAAGTTACCAGTTTAGATGTATTTACTGGTTTAACTTACAACCCAAGCACAGGTTTATTAACTACAACAGCATTGCAAGGTAATCTTAAAGGTATTGCTGATTTAGCCACAAATTTAGTGGGAAGTTATACAAATGCACTTGTATATCAATCAACCAACAATACAACTTCTTTTATTGCAAATGGTACAACAGGTCAATATTTAAGTGCTAATACTAGTGGAGCACCTACTTGGGTCACTCCCACATTTGCTGGATCAACTGTTACTGATGATACATCTACAAATGCCACAAGATACCCTTTATTTTCCTCAATAACATCAGGAAATTTATTAACAGAATACACAAGTTCCACAAAGTATCAATTTAATCCTAATACTGGGGCATTGACAGCTACATCTTTTGTGGGTTCTGGTGCTAGTTTAACTAATATACCTAATGGGGCACTTGTAAATTCAAGCATTACAGTTGGTACAACAGCTATTTTATTAGGTTCTAGTTCCACAACATTGGTTGGTTTATCAAGTGTAACTTCTACTAGTTTTGTAGGAGCATTAACTGGCAATGCTAGTTCTGCAACAACAGCTACAAGTGCAACTGTTGCATTAAATGTGCAAGTAACAGATAGCACATCTAGTTCAAGCACTTTTTATCCAACTTTGTCACCTGGAACAACTGGAACAACAAATTATGCTTTAAACACAAGCTCTACAAAATTAAGTTTTGTGCCAAATACAGGTACTTTAACTGCAACTAATTTTTCAGGATTGGCATCTTCAGCTACTAATATTGCTGGAGGAGTTGCAAACCAAATTATTTACCAAACTGGGGCAGGAGCTACTTCATTTATAACAGCTCCATCAACTTCAGGAACATATTTAGAGTGGAATGGTTCTGCATTTGTTTGGGCGACTCCCGCTTCAGGTACTGGTACAGTTACATCTGTTGCTCAATCTTTTACTGGTGGACTAATATCAGTTTCTGGTTCACCAATAACAACTTCAGGCACTTTGGCATTAACAGTTGCTGGAACTTCAGGAGGTATACCTTATTTTAGTTCTGGAACAACTTGGGCATCTAGTGGTGCATTAAGTCAATATTCTTTGTTAGTTGGTGGTGGTGCTGGAAATGCTCCCACATCTTTATCTTCTACAGGAACTGCTAATCAGGTATTAATTTCTAATGGTTCAAGTGCAAATCCTAGTTTTACTTCTGCACTAACTGGTCTAACTATAAACAATTCAACTATTGGTGCAACAACTGCTTCTACAGGTAAATTTACAACCCTAGAAGTTACAGGAACATCAACCCTTGGAGATGCTTCTACTACTTATATTCAGGTGGTAGGGGATGCTTCTTACCCTGCAATTAAAGCAGCAGGAGGAACAAATACACCTCTTGTGTTGCAACCATTGGGTACAGGCGCACTTCAGGCACAACAAACAGATTCTACGGCTACAGGTGGTAATGCTAGGGGTGCTAATGCGGTTGATTGGCAAAGTGGAAGAGGTGCGGCATCTCAAGTGGCTAGTGGTCAATATTCTATTATTACAGGTGGTATTTATAATACGGCAGGTGGTACTTATGGAATGGTTGCAGGAGGAACTAGCAATTCATCTAGCGGATATGGTTCTGCAATTAGCGGAGGTGCAAATAATCAAGCCATTGGTAATTATGCTAACGTAAACGGATTTGCTAATATTAATCCAGGTCAAAATTCGGTTATTACTGGCGGTCATTTAAACGGCACTTCTACACAAGTAGGATTTTTAAACTTTATAGGTGGTGGTGAATCTAATACTGGAACTTTGACTGCGGCAATAACTACACAAGCAACTACGACTGTAACTTCTGGTTCTACTGCAGTTACTTTGTCCGCATCCAATGCATCTATAAAAGTTGGACAATTAATTCAAGGAACGGGAATAGTTAATTATTCCACATCAACTCCTTATACCTACGTTTCAGCAATATCAGGAACCTCACTAACCTTATCTCAAAACGCCAACGCATCAGGTTCTCCTACTCTTTCCTTTTACACTCCACACGGCATTGTCGTAGGCGGGGGCAATAACCAGGCTACTGGATCCTATTCGTTTATAGGTGGAGGCGGGGATGCAGGAACTAGTGCAAACAGAAACGTAGCTAGTGGTGATTGGAGTTTTGTTGGTGGTGGATGGGGAAATCAAGCTACTGCTGTTGGCGCTGTTGTTGTTGGTGGAGGTCAAAACAACGGATTAGTTTATGGAAATTCAGCATCAAATACTTCTGCATTTGTAGGCGCAGGAGTTGGTAATCAAGCAAGCGGCTCAAGAAGTTCTGTAGTCGGTGGTTACTATAATTTAGCAAATGCTGATTATGCTGCAATTCTTGGTGGAATTTTTGGAAGCGCAAGAAGTATTATTGGAAATCAAGTTGCTGCCGCTTGTAATAACCCAATGGGTACCGCTGCATCAGGAACACAACAATTTGGATTTTTAATATTAGGTCGTCAAACCACAGATGCAACCGCCACAGTTCTTACAAGTAATACATCTGCCGCATCAGGAACAAACCAAGTAATACTACCCAACAACGCAGCATATTCATTTAGAGCAACCATAATTGCAGGAGTTACTGGAGCAGGAAATACGGCATCTTGGATTCTTCAAGGTGCAATCAAACGTGGTTCTGGGGTTGGAACAACTGCAATAGTTGGAACAGTAAACGCAATATTGTTAGCTCAAGACTCAGGCGCATCTACTTGGGCAGTTTCAGCTACCGCAGATACAACCAATGGTGGTTTAGCAATCACAGTTACTGGTCAAGCATCAACTACAATTCGTTGGGTTTGTAAAGTAGAGACAACAGAAATGACATATTAAGGAACTAACATGGCACTTAAACTAAACTTAGGCACAACTCAATTTGGCGCACCAGCACCAGAGGCTTACGCTAGAGTTACAAACTTCTTTGGAAACAAAGACAACATCCAAGTACAGGTATCTGTGCATTTCTCAAAGGATGCTAGAGATTCAAACCTTAGTCCTGTAAGAGAAGATGCACACTATATTGGATTAGAAGACTTAGCGGGTAAGGGTGAGCTGATGATTGCAATATACACAGTTCTTAAAACAATGTCTCAATACCAAGGCGCAACGGACGTTTAATCATGGCTATTAACCAAGACAACGTAGCAGACAAACTTATCCCCACTACTGGAACATTAACTGTTTCAGGAACATTTACTGCTACAACAGTCAATATTTCCACAACTGCAGGGTCTGGAACTACAAATTATTTAACTTTTGTAGCATCGGCTACTGGTAGTCAGCCTCAATACACAAATACTGGTTTAACTTATAACTCAACAAATAATGCTATTACAGGAGGAGTTCAAGGTGGAACTTTTTAATACATTAATTGTTGAAAAGGAGGCATTTTAAATGGAAATTGTTTGGAAAATACTTGAAATAAATGCCGAAAATGAGTTAATAACTCATGCTAAATATCATTGTGCTTTGTCTAATGACACAAATACTGTTGAAACAGAGGGTAATTGGTTTTTTACAGACCCTATTATGAACGTACCATTTGGGCAAGTTACAGAGGAAATGGTAGCAAAATGGATTGAAGATGCTTCTGTTAAAGATGGAGTAAATATTATTACCTCAAGACTCATAGAACAGTTAAAATCTCTATCTAAGAAAACAGTTGTACCTCCTTGGAAACCTCAAGTTTTTACACCTAATATATAAAAATGGCACAAACCAATTACACTTCCATAATACTGTATAACTCTGGTACTACAGGGAATACTCCATCTACTAGCAATTTAGCTAGTGGTGAATTGGCTATTAACTATACTGATGGCAAATTATTCTATAAAGATAATTCATCAACACTTCAAGTAATTGGTTGGAAAACAACTCCTACAACTGCAGGCGGCACAGGTTTAACTAGTTACACAGCAGGGGATTTGCCTTATTATGCATCTGGTACTGCTTTATCCAAACTTGGAATTGGCACAAGTGGTTATGTATTAGAGTCTAATGGCTCTGCACCTATATGGGTAGCACAATCTACTCTGTCTGTTGGATCAGCAACAAATGCAACAAACACAGCAATTACAGATAATACAAGTTCATCTGCTACTTGGTATCCAACAATTGTTTCTGCAACAACTGGAAACTTACCACAAACAACTTCTAGCACTAAACTTAGTTTTGTACCAAGCACAGGAGTATTGGCAGTTAATGGAACTGTGATTGCAGGGGCAACTTCAATTCCTGGAAATCCTGCGGAAACCATACAAGTTAAAGGAACAACTATTGGAGGTCAAGATTATAATATTTGGACACAAGGCGCTACTTCTGGAGTTAATGCTTTTGCAATGCGTATGTATAGCACCACAGCTGCTGCTGTTGTAGGTTCTATTCAATTTTCTAGCACAACTACAACATATAACATTACTTCAGACAGAAGGCTTAAAACTAATATTGCATCAGTTACAAATAGTGGTGAAATTATTGATGCTTTACTTCCAAGAACATTTAACTGGATTAAAGATAATTCAACAGATATTGGTTTTATAACAGATGAATATCAATCTGTATTTCCAAGTGCTGTTCAAGGACAACCTAATGAAGTTGATAAAGATGGTAATCCAGTTTATCAACAAGGTGATTTTTCAACTTCTGCTCAGATTGCAGTCATTGTGGCTGAATTGCAATCATTAAGAGCAAGATTGAAATCAGCAAATATAGCTTAAAGGAATATAAATGACAGCAGTAAATCTTTCATGTTTAGCAGGTGCAGGGGCACAATTTTTTGATAATAATGGTGTTCCTTTGGCTGGTGGATTGCTTTATACCTATTCTGCTGGAACTACTACACTTACTGCAACTTATACAACAAATGCAGGAACAATAGCAAATTCAAATCCTATTGTTTTAGATGCTAGTGGAAGGGTAACAAATGAAATTTGGTTAATTACTGGTTCAACATACAAATTTATTTTGCAAACTTCTTCTGGTACTCAAATTTGGTCAATGGATAATATTCCAGGATCAAATGATTACACAAGTATTTATACTGCATTAGCTAGTACTAGCAGTACAAGCCAAGGAGCTGGTCTTATTGGTTTTAAACAAGCTAATGCTTCAGGTTATTTAACTGGAGCAGTATCTAGTACAGTCCAAGTAAAATTAGAAGAAACAGTATCAGTTAAAGATTTTGGTGCTACTGGTAATGGAACAACAGATGATACAAGTGCATTTAATTCTGCAATAGCAAGTGGATTTGATATTTATGTGCCAAATGGAACATACAAAATAACATCTACTTTAACTATTTCTCAAGGTTATCAAAGTATTTATGGAGCTGGAAAATTAAGTATTTTAAATTTTAATTTTGGGTCAACTCAACCAGGATTGGTCTTTAGCCCAACAAGTCAAGCTGTTGGCAGACAAACTGTTCATAATTTAACTTTGAGTGGAATTGCAAATGTATCTAAAGTAATTTCAATTCAACAGCCACAAACTCAAATATTAAACTGTAATATTAATAATGCTACAAGTGGTGGTCATGGTATATATTTAGAAAATGAAAATACTGGTTCTAATATTTATTGTTATGGTACACAAATCTTAAATAACAACATTCATGGTTCATCAACAAGTAATTCTTATGGTATTTTTACTGGTTTAAATAGTCAAACAACAATTATTTCTGGTAACAATATAGACAGTTTTGATGTTGGTATTTCAGTTCAAAATTCAACAACAGATTTTACTGTTAGAAACAATGTAATTGAATCTTGTTTAACTTATGCGATTAATTTATCAGGAGGTACTGGAAGTCCAGTTTTGTATGATGTTTTAATTGTAGAAAATTATTTTGAAGCTAATCCTGTGGCTGTGGCTGTTGGAACATTAAATGGAACTTCTTTAAGCACATATGAAAATTTAAAAATATCTGATAATTATGCTACAGCATCAGGAATTTCAGGAACAACATACTTTTACCAAATCACAAATTGTGGAGCTAATTCTCAAAATATTTTTATAGATAATAATTATGTTCAAAGTTTTTCAGTATTTTTAGGTATTGGTTCAAATGGATATGGAGCTAATTTTGCTTCAGTTAAAGGCAATACTATGGATACTGTTACATCATATTCATCAGGAACATATTTAGCTAATGCTTATAAAATAAGACAAGCAAATGCTTATTTTAATAATGTAATTATTTCTGGTTCTTTTGCTAGTCAATCTGTTACTAGAATGGAAGCTGGTGCAATAGATTTTAGAGTTCCAATTACATTTGAACCTCATGAATTTTTAAATAAAATTACTTTTGCTTATAACCCAGTTGGTACAGGAAATTCAGCAACAGTAACTTTGTATAAAGGAAATGGTGATACAACAACTTCAATAAGCTCAACAACAATTTCTGCATCTGGCACAGGCACAATAACAGTTAATGCACAAGCACTTGCTAATTATTTTTACTATTTAGAAGTTGTAATGACTGATTCAACTGGAACTGCTTATATTTATCCTTTCAATATTTATATACAGGCTTAACAATGACTACACCTAATGACATTATTAGTAGAGCATTAAAAGATATTGGAGCTTTAGAAGCTGGAGAAGTTCCCACTCCAGAGGCATCACAAGATGCTTTTGATATGTTGCAAGATATGTTAGACCAATGGTCTAATGAAGACATGATGGTGTTTTATAAGAATGAAATCATATTTCCTGTTGTTTCTGGACAGACTCAATACACCATTGGTCCAGGTGGTCAGATTGGTGCTATTTTTACTGGAAGCATTACTGGTAATGTTCTCACTATTACTTCTATCCAGTCTGGGGGTATTTCTCTTGGTCAAACTCTTGGTGGAACTAATATTACATCAGGTACAACAATTGTTCAAATGCTTACAGGAGCAGGAAACAATGTAAATGAGGTTGGTACTTATTTGTTAAATAAGACTTATACAAGTCCCATAACAAGTGAAACCATTAATTCTTATTATCAAAGACCTTTGAGGTTTAATTCTGCTTTTGTGAGAATTAATACTTATTCAAATGGTCAGCCTATAACAAATGGTGGTTTGGATTATCCTGTTTCTGTTTTAAATGTTGAGCAATATCAAATGATTGGGTTAAAGACACTAAATGGGCCGTGGCCGAAGGCTGTGTACTATGAACCCACAGAAACATTGGGAAATGTGTACCTTTGGCCGAACCCTAGCCAAGGAGAAATGCATATATTTGTAGATCAATTGTTTCAAAGATTTACAACACAATTTGATAATATTAATTTACCTCAAGGCTATAACATGGCTTTGAGATGGTGTCTAGCTGAAAGATTAATGCCAATGTATGGTAAAGCCTCTCCCACACAAATTCAGATGATTATGAAGTTTGCCGCACAAGGAAAGTCAACAGTAAAGAGGACAAACATGAACCCAGCAATTGTTTCAACTTATGCAGACTCACTTTTGGTGGGAAGACAAAAGGATGCAGGCTGGATACTCAGCGGGGGGTTCTTTAGATAATGGCTGATTTTGGCTTTGTCGGCCCCTCTTATGAAGCGGCCTCCATCTACCAAGAAGCACAAGAGTGCATTAATTTCTATCCAGAGATTGATCCTCTAAAGCCTCCTGGCAGTAGAGGTGTAGTTGCTTTATATCCAACACCAGGCTTAACTAGCATATTACAACTCAATAATGCTCCAGTTAGAGGTATGAGGACTCTTTCTGGTGGTAAATATTTAATTGTGGTTGTAGGTAACATTGTTTATTCTGTTACATATTCAAATGGTTATGTTTCAATTCAAATAGGAACATTAACAACTTCAACTGGATATGTTTCTATAACAGACAATATTATGAGCAATACAGGCTTAAATGCTTACATTGTTGATGGTGTTAATAGGTATTATTGGGTTGCATCTACAAATTTATTTAATACTTTGCCAAGCACAGATGGGCCGTGGCAAGGAGCTAATGTTTGTGATGTTGTAGATAATTACATTATTTATAATCAGCCTGGGACACAACTTTGGGCGGCCACAGACCTTGGTTTAGTCACATCTACTAATGCTTATTATGGCTCTAAAGATGGTGCTCCTGATCCACTTGTTTCACTTATTGTTGACCATAGGCAAGTATTTTTGCTTGGAGAATTTACAGCAGAAATGTGGACTGATGTTGGAAATGTAATTCCTGGCATTATTAGTTTTCCATTCCAAAGAGTTACTGGAACATCTGTACAACATGGCATTGCCGCGCCTTTCTCAGTTGCCAGATTTGGTGAACAATTTGCTTTTGTAAGCCAAGACTATAGAGGTCAAAACATCATTGGAGTCATGCAAGGATATTCTTTCAAAAGAATCAGTACCCATGCTGTAGAACAGACCTTAATGAACCAATACATAGCTGATGCAGTTGCATATACTTATCAGCTAGATGGTCATGAATTTTATGTAGTCACATTTCCAACTATTAATATTACTTGGGTCTTTGATCTGGCATCTGAAATGTGGCATAAATGGTTATCTTGGAATGGACAACAATTTAACAGACATAGATCAAATTGTGGAGCTATTTTTAATAATGTATATCTTGTTGGAGACTATCAAAATGGTCAAATCTACCAACTAGACAATGCTGTATATACAGAAGCAGGAAATACCATTAGAAGGCTTAGAAGATGTCCACATTTGGTAACTGATTTGCAAAGGCAATATTTTGCTGAATTACAAATACAGTTCCAGCCTGGAGTTGGACTAGAAAATGGTCAAGGTCAAAATCCACAAGCTATGCTTAGATGGTCAAATGATGGTGGTTCTACTTATTCTAATGAACATTGGTGCACAATTGGAGCTGTAGGAAAGTACAAAAACAGGGCAATTTGGAGAAGATTAGGACAAGCTAGGGACAGAATTTATGAGGTTAGTATTAGTGATCCAGTAAAAGCTGTAATTGTTTCTGCCAATTTGAAAGCAGAGGGTGGTGAAAACTAATGGCTACTTCAAGTTCTAATGGAAATATACTCTGGCCGAGAGTCCCCTTTCTAGACCCTACTTCTCAACAACCAGCTTTGCCTTGGCTTTTGTGGCTACAAAGCCCTAATTTTGTGAGCATGAAAACTGGACAACAAACCATCCAAGGTAATCAAGAAATTACTGGAAATTCAGTAATTGATGGAAATGAAATTGTAAAAGGCACACTAACAGCTCTTGGTGGTATTTCAGGGGGTACATTTTGAATTTAGCTGATATTTTGAAAGCCAATGAAGGTTTGATGGAGTTTGATCCTCAAATTGTTCACCATTTTTCTGATGGTTTGTATGCAAAACAGTTTGTATTGCCAAAAGACCATTTTATTGTCCAACATGCACATAAATATAGCCATTTGAGTCTTTTGGCTAAGGGAAAAGTGATAGTAAGGACTGACACTACAGAAGAAATGTATAGTGCTCCTTACTGTTTTGAAATAAAATCAGGGATAAACCATTCTATTCAGTCCTTAGAGGATTGTGTATGGTTTTGTATTCATGCAACAGATGAAAAAGACCCATCCAAAGTGGATGAAGTCTTAATTCAAAGGAGTTAAAAATGCCTATAGGACTTGGAGCAGGATTAGCAATTGCAGGAGGATTGGGACTTATAGGGTCTATGAATCAAGCAAGTGCGGCAAAAGATGCGGCTAACACACAAGCAAATGCATCCCTTGCAGGGCAACAACAGTTGCAACAGAATTACCAAAATCTGTCTCCTCAATTTAATCCTTATTTACAAACTGGAGCACAAGGACTTTCTCAATTACAGTCTCAATTGCCTAGTTTGACTCAAAGTTTTGGTCCGGCACAACTCCAAAGCAATTTAGCACCTAATTATCAATTTATGCTTAACCAAGGTTTGGGTGCTCAAAACCAAGCTCTAAATGCTGGAGGTGGTGGTAGTAACATAGGAATTGCAGGCACTAAGTTTGCAGAGGATTATGCATCTAATGCATATCAGCAGGCTTTTAATAATTATCAAGCACAGCAGTCTAATATTTATAACAAACTAGCAAATATTGCAGGAATAGGACAACAAAGCCTGGCTAATCTTTCAAACTTATCTACTGGAAATGCTACAAACATATCTAACTTGGGTGTAGGAGCGGCCAATGCACAAGCAGCGGGTCAAGTGGGAAGTGCCAGTGCCATTGCTAGTGGTCTTAATAGTGTAGGTTCTAATTTGGCTTTATCATCTTTGTTGAACCCAGCTAATCAGGCTGGAGCTAATGGTGTAACTTCAACTAACATGACAGGATTCCAAACACCTTATCAAGCACCAAGTTATCAAGTAACAGCACCATCACCATATAACCCAACTTATTAAGGATAAATATGGGTATCCAATCCTTTTCAATAGCAACACCAACTCCTGTTCAAACAATTCCTGTACAGGGGAATTCAATTGCACAGATGGTAAATGCGGCAAATGGCATCCAACAATATCAACAAGCTCAACAATTAAATCCATTACAGCTCAAACAAGCTCAAATGGCTATTGAGCAAGCACAGCAAATTAATCCACTAGCTGTTCAAGAAGCTGAAGCAAAATTAGAAACTGCTCAAACTGGAGCACAACAATCAAAACAAAATTATCTTGTTTCTGGTGAAGATTATGCAAGAAAAATGATTAATGCTTTACCTCCAATTGATGATTATGTAGATAAAAATGGTGAAGTAAATCAAAAAGCCTTAACTAGGTCTTTAGATATTGTCAGAAAAGGTACTGAAGCTGTAGGTCTGCCAAAACATCCATCTAATTTGCTTGGTCAGTTAGAAGATGCAGTAACCAAAAAAGATTATGATAGATATGAGGAATTAAGGAATAGAGTTGCAAAAAGTTCTGCATCAACATCTGAGCAGTTTGCAGCTAAATTTCCTGCTGTTCAATTTCAAGGTTTGGGTAATGTTAATCAAGCAGTTACTACAGGTAATCCTAATATTGCTGAAACTGCACCAGGTACTAAAATTGGAGCTGGTTTACCAATTGGTCCAAGTCCAATGCAACCAGGTGTGACAACTGTAAATGGTATTATTGGACAGTATGATTCAACTGGTAAATTTGTGCCATTTAATGTACAGCCTAATCAACAACTTGGCAATCTTTCTATGCCAGGCATGGTGCAAACTCCTGCTCCATCTGCAGTTGGGCAAAATAAAATGCCATCAATTGTAAAAATTGACAATTTTTCTGCTCCTGGTCAACAAAATACTCAAGAAGTTGCTAGATATAATGCAGGGCAAGCTGATTTTAATGCTGCAAATGAACGTGCAACACTTGCACAAGATAGTGCTTTAACTGCACAAAATATTAAAAAGAATCTATCTGCTGCAGCTGGTAGTACTCCAGGCAGGGTTTTAAGATCAATTGGTCAAACTGTAATTGGTGATCCACAACTAGATATTTTAGTCAAGAGTTTGGCAGATCAACAATTAAGACAATCTCAATTAATGGGGTTAAAAAATCAAGCTGCAGAAGCAGATCAAAGGACTGCAGGAGGTAGTTCTGAAATAACTGCAGAAGCATTGGCTCATATTGTTGAAAGAGCTGAAGCAACAAATTTAGCTGCCACAAAATACAATCAAGCATTATCAAAAATGCAGGAAAAATATGGCAAAGAAAGAACATATTTAAATAATGATAATTTTAAAAATGCTTGGGCTAATTCTTACAATCCAATAGCTTTTATTATTCAAAATACCAATAGACAAAATATTCCACAAAAAGATAAAGACAAAATTATTGATTACTACACACATGATATGAGTAGAGATCAATTAGATACATTGGCTAATAACATGAAGAATTTAAAACGCTTAGAGCGTGGAGATTTCTAATGGCAAATGATGCTTATGAATTAGATCCAGATGTTGCAGTTATTCGCAAAAGAATGCCTGTCAATATTCCAAAGAGTGCAATGTATGGAAAAAATCCAGAATTGCAACCTGATGCTGTATATAGTTATGAAACAGACCCTGATATAACTTCAATATCAAACAGAAAAGTTACCCCTGCAGAAAAACCAGAGCCAGGTAGTTATTTGCCACTTTTTTTAAAAGGAGCTGGAGAAGCTGCATTACATTCAATTGCTGGCATTGTTTCTGCTCCTGTTAGTGCTGCAGCAGGCATTTATGGAACTTTAACAAGTGGCAAGTATGGAACTCCTGAAGGTATAAAAGCAGGACAAGAAACTGCTAAAAGAGTCCAGCAAGCAATGCTTAATGCTGGTACACAACCTGAGACAGAAGAAGGCAAGTCTTATTTAGAAAGCCTACAACAAGCATTTGAGGCATCTAAAATTCCTCCTGTTGTTCCTGAAATTGGTGGGTTAACTGCTGAAACTCAAATGGCAGGCAAAGGTGTACAAACAGCAAAGCAAGCATTAAATGCTCAATTTCAAAAGATTAGACCCAAAGTTACAATTGAAACTGTGCCAGGTTTAAGAAGTGCAGGAGCTGCAGCAACAGAAACTCCTGAAATGATCCAAGGTAATATCAATGCTGCCCTTGCAAATGCTTCTCCTGAGCTACAAGCACATATAAATGCACAAGAACCAACAAATGTTAATGTGCCTGCTTTGGAAACAAGAGCTTTAGAAGAAAAACATGGTGTTAATTTAACTACAGGTCAAAGAAGTGGTGATACTTCTAAATATTCTGAAGAATGGAATAGAAGGGGAGAGACTGAAGATTTAACTAATCATTTTAAAGATCAACCTGTTCAACTTGCGAATGCATTTGAAAAAGCAAAAGTACGTCATGCCCCAGACATACCATCAACTGCAGATTCCTCTGAACTTGGTCAACATGAAATAAATGCTTTATCTGAAAAAGATGCAATAAGAAAAGCAAATATATCTTCTGCATACAAAGCATTGCAAGATCAAAACAATGGACAATTTCCTATTGATATAGGAACTTTAGATGCTAATATAAAAAATAGTTTATCTAAAAATCTTAAAACAAATCACTTATCAGATGCTGTAAGAAATGATTTAAAAGACTTTTATCAAAATCCTACATTTGAATCTTATGAGGCTTTAAGAACTAATTTAGCTAATGAAATGCGATCCAGTTCAAATGGAAATGCAAGAGGTGCAGCATATATTGTTAGACAAGAATTAGAAAACTTACCTGTATTTGGTGAAAATACTGGCACTCCAGAAGCTATACAATTAAAAGCATTAGCTGATAATGCAAGAAGTTTGGTCAAAGAACGATCTGATGTTATTAAAGCAAATCCTGCTTACAAGGCTGCAATTAAAGAAGCAGCAGATTTAAATGAAACTTCTTCACAGGGTGAAAGTTTAAATGCTGCAAATTTTCATAAAAAGTATGTTGCAGGTGCTACTCCTGAAGCAATACGCAGAATGAGATCAGAAATTGATCCAGAGCATATTGCAAACCAAGCAATTACATTTGCTGAACTAGAACGTGCTAAAAATGCAATCACTAATCCAAATGCAACAAGTGTAAAGGCAAATAGTTTTGCTAATTTTATGCAAAAAGAAGCATCAAAATTGAAAGAATCTTTACCACCAGAAGCCATGAAAGATGTTATGGAAATTGGTTTATTGTCTAGCAAAATTGGTAAGCCTGAGGCTGGGACATTTAATTACTCTAACACTTATAGTAGTTTAATTGGTGATTTAGCAAAACAAGGATTAGCTGGTGCTGCAGAAATGAAATTAGCAGGACTAACAAGTGGTGCATCAGTTCCAGTAGTAAGCCTTGGTAAAGCAATATTACAGAAAAGAACTAAAGATGCATTTGCAAAATCTGCAATTGATCCTAAAGGTGGATTAATTAAGGAAGAAAAATGAGCACAGAATCACCAATTGACCTTGTCAAGTATGGAGTACTTTGGCAAAAAGTAGAAGATTATGAGAAAAAGTTTGATTCTATGGAAAGAAAAATAGACAAACTTGAGTCATCTATTGAAAAACTTGTTTCTATGGCTGACAAGTCTAGGGGTGGGTTTTGGGTAGGCATGATGGTTGTTTCAGGACTATCTAGCTTTATTGGTTTCATTTCTCACTATGTGAATTTGAAATAACATGCCTTTCATGCTTGCCATCTCTGCTGTGAGTGCCATCAAGCAAGGGGTGGCAATCTACAAAGATGCTAAAAATGTTGGAAAAGAAGTTTATGGCATTTATGCAGAGCTAAGTGAGGGAGTTGGTAATTTCTTTGATTATCAGGAAAATGCCCACAAAGAATTAAAAGAAAAAGAAAAAAATCCTCCAAAGGGAAAAAGCATAAAAGCACAAGCTCTTGAGAATGTCATCAAGAAAAAGCAACTCCAGCAGGCTGAGTATGATTTAAGGCAACTTTTGACTTATGAAGCTCCTCCAGAACTGGGTGCTTTGTGGACAGATTTTCAAGAGGAAAGAGCAAGACTTGAGAAAGACAAGTCTAAGTATGAACAGGCTCAAAAAAAAAGGATGAGCAAGAGTCTTACAGAAAAAAAAGAAACAGAGAGAAATGGAATTTTAGAGTTGCAATATGTATTGCAATCTTGGTGGTCATCATCACAGTTGCAGGCTTGATGTATTACATCCACTGGGATTATCAGAGAAGTAAAGTAGAGGAGCAATGGCATATTGAGTTTCAAAAGAAATTCAAGCCAAATAGCAAAGAATATGAGTGTTATAAAATTTTTCAGGAAACAGGGTATTCACCAAGATACTGTAACTAGGAGTTAATATGGATTGGTTAAAAACTATTGC